AAGTACCAGTAACCACACTTCCAAGTTCTCCTGTCATTCCTGACAGAGAAGGTTTTGTTGTTAATAAAGTACCAGCTGAAAGTACTCCTGTTCCAGTAATCGTATATGCACCACCAGCAGTTAATACAACATCACCAGAACTTTTTACAGTACTTAAAGTAAGATGACTATTTACTGTTGCATTTCCTGACAACGTATATGCATCAGAGGTATACAGTCTATTCTCAGAATAAGTACCAGAGATATTCTGAGTTGCAGTATTTGATAGATAAGCATCTCCTGCAAACTTATCCCCTGTTATTGCATCTTCTGCGATTGAGTTAGTGTTTATCTTTGTTAGTACTGGCATAGTTCCTTATGGTTTCGTTGGCCACGTTATGTCTGAATATTTAGTCTTACTTGATTGGTCACTTGGTAAATCTCTTAGTGATGTTCTGTATGTTTTCCACTTTGCAACATCTGCATCTGATAGTGGAGTATCATTTGCTTGTGTCCAATCTGATTCTGTTAAAAGTCTGTCTCTTTTTGCTCTTATCTGTGTCCATTCATCTGCAAGAATTCTTGCATCTTTAGCTGAGTCATCTCCTACAAAATGTGACTGTATATAAGTTGCAGCTACATCTTCTCCATCTTCATCTTTATGTGCAGGAACATCTACAATTTCTGAATCTCTTTTGGAAGCATAGTATTTGATGTTATATTCTTGTATTTTTGGTGGTAATGGAATAGAAATATATTCTTCTAATTGTAAAAGTCTTGCCTGAACATCTTCATCAGTGCATTCAACTATCGTATAACCAGTTTCACCAGAATAGTCAGGCACACCATCAGAATCCTTAATGGTTTCTTCCCAAGCCCAATATTCAGATTTGGACATCCCTTTTGACATCCTTCTACATTGCCACTCTGTTTCGTGGACTTGCTGGATTACATTTGCTTTGTGTGATATGAACATAATTTATACTCTATAAATTTGGAATCTGTAGTTTGCATCAGTATATTTTATTCCTATATGTTGAATATAATCACCTCTTTTAAGTTGAAGGATAATTTGACCATTTGCATGACCATGATCTTGATCCAGTACATAATGTAAAGTTACATTAACTCCATTTTTCATGATTTTATGGTAATGTCCCATGTCCATATCAGCATTTCGATGTGTTCCAAAGTGGATCCAGTACATCCCATCTTTTAAACAAATTGCCCTATCATACGCAATAGCAAAATCTTTATTCATTAAAGTTCTTTCAAGTTGCACCCCTCTAAATTCATCACCAACACCTATATTATTATATTGATTATATTGTGTTCCATAATTTGAACTAAATTGTAATTTACCAATATAACTCGTATCTCTAGTAACCTCATCCCACGTTTTTCCGTCTGGTGTAACGACTAGATTAGTTTGCTCCATGTTCCTGTCACCACCTACTAGTTGCTTTAGGAATGGTGTTTCAAAGCTCTGGTAGTGTGAGCTGGTGTGGATTGGGGTAGATACTTGAGTTGAGCCATGATAAAGCCAATCATCAGAACTACCACCAAGTTCATCACCTAATATTTTAACCTTCTGCATCCCCATTTCGCCTGTTGTTTTATTGCCGTAGATATATAATGACCCTAAACTACTTGAAGGCGCACTAGTAACTACTGCCCCATTATTTGTATATGCAGAACTAACAGTTACATTAGTTGTTGCTCCATCAAAATGTTGAATATAACTTGTAACTGCATCACTTTCAACCATAAGGTCATTAACAACCTTTGCATCTCCAAAATATGTTAATTGTGGCCCCTGTTCACTTGTAAAGTTAGCATAATATGTATACGTTCCACCTTTCATGAGGGTCGTTCCCGATGTGTTTGGTGCTGAAAGTACAAGTGCAGATCCATTTGATTTATCATGAAAATGATCCCGACTTGTAGCAATTAATCTTGTACCTTTAGATATTTTATCCACACCAGTGGCTGTCTGAGGAACAAAATCTGCCATAAGCATATAGTCTGCAAGCACACAAGCATCCTCTGGTATTGGTGGTTTCTTGGGTTGGTGGAAGGTAAGTTCTAAAGTATCTCGATTATAGGCATTAACAGCAGTTCTCTCTATTCTATAAGTGTGAGTTCCATAAGGAAGATTCTGTGCAACTGTAAGCCATTTTTCAGATGTAACTGCATCTTCAGCACCATCCTTTACTTGAATACCATCTACAAACTCATCATGCTCATCATTTCCAGACGCATTATCTCGTCTTTTTGTGGTTATTCCTGTTCCAATAAAAGTAAAGTAAAGAGAATCTCCATTAGTCTCTGGTCGGATACCCCCTGTAGATGAAGTATAACACGCACTTTTCCCACTTAAACTTGTTAAACCATCATCCATTACATAAGCAATAACATCAGTAGTATTAAGCATACTTGCATCTGCCAAACTACCTCCTGTTCCTGTGTTTGCCGCACCATTTCCAAACTCTCTCCAATGGAATGTCTTGGCAACCTCAGATAGTGAGTTGTCTATTGATCCAGCGAAAGTTGGGGTATATATGTTGTTAGCTGAAGATGCAATTTTTTGATTAGAAGATACTCCTTCATTACTTGTTGCATTAGGAGGCATCATGTTTACTGATGTCTTGATTGTTCCAGAAGAATCAACCCATTTAACAACTCTACCCCCATTATATGGTCTGTAATAAGTACCTACTGTATTTGAATGAATCAATAATGCTGTATTTGAATCGGATGTAAATGCAGTTGTTGATGGTGTAAAATTAGCAGAATATCTTGAAACTTTAGATTGACGCAACTCATCTATATATCCATTAAATAAACTAAATGCTGATCCTGTCCACCTTGTTCCAATTCTTACTGGAGCAGAAGATGTAAATACAGATGCAGTAGAAGTTCCTGTAGTGTTTGTAATATTTGTAGATTCAATTCCATTTATATACAATTTCCAAACATTACTCGTTCTAACAGCCGCAACATGATTCCATGCCTGATAAGTTATTTTACCCTGATCTGATGCTATATAAATATCGAGAGATGCTGATGCTTTATAATATTCAAATGTTAAACGACCTAGAGTACTGATACTAAAATTTATTTGATCATTCCCTGCGTTTGAATGTGACCAAATCACTCCCGAATCGTTTGCATTACCATCATCTTGAGGCCATACCCATGCTTCTACTGTAAAATTAGAACCTACATCAAAATCTGCATGATCTGGAACAGATAAGTAATCATCTGCACCATCGAAATACATTGATGATGCGCCTATCTTGGATTTAGCTTCAGTATGATGTGGAGTTCCAACTACAGTTATAGTTTGGGTATGTTCTCCAGAATCGGTAAATGTATTTCCACTATATGTCCAGTCCTTATAACCTATTGATGTTCCAGTATCAATTAACCCAGCTACCGCAGAAGCATTACCTGAAGTAAACCCATTAAAAGGATCATAGTGTGGTGTGTCACTTACTGTAAACTTCTTACCATAACTGACCACGTTCTGAGTGGGAATCTGGATTTTGGATTTGTTTGCAGTTGAAGATGTGTCTTGGGCTATTAAGTCTACGCCATAACCCCTCATGTAATCACCATTTTCATTTGATAATTTTAAAGTATGAATCCCTAAAGACGGAGTAGAATCAAATGGTAAAGCTATTACTGAATAAGCATTTATATATCTACCATTTGCAATCGGTGAAGCCGCTCCTGTTGCTCCAGCAAAAGCAGAGGAATTTTTCGTACCATCTATTGAGATATTTACATCATTCGCAGAGTCAGGAGATAATGACAACCAATTAGCTGCATTAAAATATCCTGTTATTTCCCAAAAATTTGAATCTTCTGCTGCTCCATTATCCACATAATACCAATAGCCATTATTACCATTAACAGTGCTCCAATTATTGCCTGCTCTCCTAATCCATTCTCTACCATCTACCGAATAAACATTAGAACCATGAGCTCCAGTTTCTTGTTCCAGTGTTTGAAGTGATGAGAACATATTCCTCTGATGACCAAAATAAGCACCAATTCTAGGGTCTTTAATCGGCTTGCTTCCCTTGATGTCTGTATAGTAATAGCTTCTTCCATCAGATTGTGCAGTTCCGTATGCACCAGAATGTCCACCAGCATCCGATTGAATTAATAACTTTGTATTTGAATCTGAAGTAAATGCAGATGTTGATGGTGTAAAATTAGAAGAATATCTTTGTGAATTTGAAATACGAATCTGATCTAAAAATCCATCAAAATGATAAGCACCATTATATCTATCACCTATTCGTATAGCTTTATTTGTTGATGACCAATAATTTGCGATGCCAGTCTTTTCTATTACAGCAGTACCATCTTTATATAACTTAAAATTATTTGCAGAATCATCATGTACTACCGCAATATGAGTCCATGTATTTGCAGTAATAGCAGAATTAGAATTTGATTGCATATCACCTGAGGCGAAAGATGTAGAATCATGACCAAATTGTACTTGTCCTGTCCCGCCATTCATATGTAATGCCCAACCATTATTATCAGAGTCCTTTGCTATTATTCTACCCCAATTTGTAGTAGGGTCATGCATATATACCCAACACTCGAAAGTCCAATCTGCATCATTAGGTAAATCCCAATCTGTACTAGCTGGAACAACCACTCTTGATGCACCATCAAATCTCAAAGAAGTAGACCCTACTTTTTTCTGAACACCACTATGATGTGCTGTACCGACAACAGTAAGAGCATGACTACCAGTTCCCGAATCAGTAATGTTTTGAGATCCAGTATTATCTTCTAAAAGACCTTTATAAGCAGGATACAGAGTGCCAGGCTGTATGTGAGATTTTACCGCAGTAGTAATTGCACTACCATCTGTAACATCTGCATTAAGTTTTGCTTCAGTTATAGAAGTAGCTGCAATCGCATCTGTGTCTACTGCATTATCTGCAAGTTCAGAAGCACCGATTGCATTAGGTGCAATATCTCCTGCCTCTAGGGTATCCCCCGACATTCCTCTAGTTGTTATTTTTGAAAAAGCCATAGTTGTTTTTTACTTATATTTATCCCATTAAGGTTTAGTTGGCCATGTTATATCATCTGGATCTGACTGCTTTGTAATGTCTCTGAGTTCCGTTCTGTAGTCTACCCAATCTGAAGGAATACTTGCGTTTGCATGAGTTTCCTTTGCTTTCACTACTACCCAATCTGATTCTGTGAGTAATCTGTTTCTTCGTGTTCTAATGTTTGCCCATTTATCTGCAAGGATTCTTGCATCTCTTGTATCATCTTGT